CGTAGTCTCGGCATGTTCGGCAAGGGCGCCGGGGCGATGGGCCAGATCGTCACCGGCGCGCTGCGTCAGGTCGGCGTGATGGTCGTCAACATGGCCGCGCGCGCGGCAGCGGCCGTAGGCCGCTGGCTCGTCGATAGCATCGGCGTCGCCGGCGACTTTGAGCAGACGCTGAACGTGCTGGGGGCCACCAGCGGCGCGACGGCGGAAGAGTTGGATCAGGTCGCCAAAAAGGCCAAGGAGCTGGGCGCGGATATGACGCTGCCCGCGACCAGCGCGCAGGACGCGGCCGAGGTGATGCTGGAACTCTCCAAGGCCGGCTTCACCGTCCAAGAGTCGATGGACGCGGCCAAGGGCGCTTTGCAGCTCTCGGCCGCCGCGCAGGTGGACGCCGCGACCGCCGCGCAGATCACCGCCGGGGCGATCAACGCCTTTAACCTCGAAGCCTCTGATGCCGTGCGGATCGCGGATCTCTTGGCCGCCGGCGCGAACGCCTCAAGTGCCTCGATGACTGATTTGGGGGCCGGCTTGCAGCAGGCCGGCTTTGCGTTCCACGCCGCCGGGTTGCCGGTGGAGGATTTGGTCACGTCGCTGGCCGCCTTGACCAATGTGGGCTTGACCGGGAGCGACGCGGGCACGGCGCTGAAAAACGCGCTGATGCGGCTGATGGACCCGACCGACAAGGCGGCCGGGCTGATGAAGGAACTCGGCTTCAGCGCCTACGACGCGACCGGGCAGATGAAGCCGCTGCCGACGCTGATCGCCGACCTGAACCGCGCGTTCGCCGGGATGACTGAGCAGGAGCGCAACGCGGCGCTGGGCAACATTTTTCTCTCCGACGGCATGAAGGCGATGATTCCGCTCTTGGAATTAGGAGCGGACGGCTTTTTGAGCCTGAAGGATGCCGTCACCGCAGAGGGGGCCGCCGCCCAGGTGGCGAACGCGCAGATGCAGGGCTGGAACGGCGGCGTCGCGGCGGCGCAGAGCCAGATGGAGACGTTCCAGTTGATCGTCGGCACGTTCCTCAAAGACGCGCTCACCCCGCTGTTGTTCATGTTCGCCGACGGTCTGTCGCGCCTGACCGCGTTCAGCGACGCGATGTTCAGTAGCGGCGAGCCGTTCACGTTCCTGATCGGCAAGATCGACAGCGTACTGCCGGGCTTCGCCAAGATGATGGACGCGATCGGGCTGGTGGTCACGGCGCTGGGCGGCGAGCTGCCGTCATCCGCCTCCGTCGCGCAGGCGGTGCTGACCGCGATCCGCGATGTTTTGGTCAATGTGGTCATCCCGGCGATCACCCAGGCCGCAACCTGGCTGGCCGCCAATCTGCCGGCCGCCATCGCGCAGGCCAAGGCCGCCTTCGCCGATATACAGGCGTTCGTGCAGACCGTGATGCCCACGATCCAATCCATCATCACCACGGCGCTGGCGATCATCGCCGCGCTATGGCAGTCCAACAGCCAGAACACGCTAACCGTGTGGCAGGGGCTATGGGAGGCGGTCAAGGGCGTGCTCCAGATTGTGCTGGGGGCGATTCAAGGCATCCTGGCGCTGACGCTCGGTCTCATCACCGGCGACTGGAATACGGCGCTCGCGACCATCCGCGACGCCAACACGACCATCTGGAACGGGATCCGCCAGTTTCTCGCAGGGCTGTTGAACGCCATCGCGGCGCTGTTCGGCACGACGCTCGATGAGCTGGTCGCGACGTGGAGCCATAATTGGGAGATGGCGAAGACCATCGTCACGACGATCCTGGGCAACGCGCTCTCGGCCATAACCGAGAAGGTCAACGCGATTCAGGCGATCGTCGGCGCGGTGATCGGCGCGACCGTTGCCGTGTGGGAGGGACTGTTCGGCGATCTGCTCGGCACAATCACCGGCGTGATGAACGGCGCCGCGTCGATCGTCTCCGAGAAGGTGGCGGCGATCAAGGGCGCGTTCTCAGGCATCATCGGCGTGATCGACAGCGTGATCAGCGCGGCCAAGCGGCTAGCCTCGGCCCTCTCCAGTATCGACGTGCCCGACATCCTCAGCCCCGGCAGCCCCACGCCGTTTGAGATCGGGCTGCGCGGCGTCGATAAGGCGCTGAAGCAGGTCTCATCCACGATTCAGGCGCAGTTCAGCCCGGCGCTGGGCGGTATGCTCGCCGCGCCCGTGCCGCAAACAGCCGGCGCGACGACGAATACGACCTACGGGCCGACGTACCAGATGCCGATCTACACCAACCAAAGTCCGGCCGCGCTCTCCCAGGGGCTGGCTTTAGTCGAGGCGCTGTCCGCATGAGAACCTATCCGCTGCTGCCGCGCCTCCCCGATGCCGGGCTGCTCACACGCTACCTGGAGACGCTTGGCGTCATTGTGCCGCTCGCGCGCACGAACCTCATCACCAACCCGTCGTTCGAGACGGGCACGACGGGGTGGTCAACCGGCGCGGACACGACGATCACCCAGGTCGGCACCGTGCAGTACCACGGCACGAAGAGCCTGAACGTCAGCCACCCGCTGGGCCTCGGCGGGCGCGCGATCTATGCGATCAGCCTGACCAGCGGCGCGTGGTACGTGTACTCGCTCAAGTTCATCAGTAACGCCGGGCCGGGCATACTCTACAAGATCAGCATCGCGAACAACGTCGGCGTCGATCAGGCGGCGGTGTCGTTCCGCTCCACCGGGCGCTGGCAGTGGGTCTGGGTCGTGCATCAGGCGACGGCCACGGCCAGTCATCAGCTGAACATCGAGCGGGTGTTCGAGGATGTCTTGGTCTCCTCGTTCAATATCGACGGCGCGCAATTGGAGCAGATTAGCGACGGTTACTACGTGCCGACGACCTATATCGACGGCGATCAAAAGGGGCTGGTCCCCAACCAGTTCCCGCCGGCCTATGGCTGGAACGGCACGCCGCACGCCTCGACCAGCTACCGCATCGGGCAGACGCGGGCAGGAGGGCGCATTGTGCGACTAAAAGACCTGGGCTTCCTTGTGACCGCCATCCTTGGCCTGGGCCTCGCGCCGCCGCTGCACCACGCGCTGACGTTCGCGCAGCTCGACGGCGGGCAGTACCAGGATACGATCAAGCCGCCGCGCCAGTTTAGTCTGGCCGGGCGCGTCGCGGCGACCACGCCGAACAACGCCGACGCGGGGCTGAGTCAGCTCTCGCGCCTGCTTGACCGCGACCTCGTGGCGCAGCGCCAGCCGCTCATCCTCACGACCTACGCGCAGGACTGCGGCGTCCAGTGCGGCGAGCGCGTAGACATCACCGCGCTCTACAGCGGCGGGCTGGAAGGGCAAGTACAGGAGACGCCGACCCAGCAGATCCCGATCACCTTCACGCAGTACCTGCCGTATGTGCAAGGGCGCGACCAGGGCAGCGGGCTGGTGCCGCAGGAGAGCATTGCCAGCCCGAACGGCATTCTCCGCAAGCCGCCCGGCGGCGAGTGGGAGACGATGAGCACCGGCGTCAGCGGCGGCGACGTGCGCGCGATCGTCGTCGGCCTCGACGGCCTGATCTACGTCGGCGGCGCGTTTACCAACGCCGGCGGCACCGGCGCGGACTTCATTGCGTCCTATAATCCGCAAACCGATACGTGGGCCGTGCTGGGGAGCGCGACCGCGCTGAACGCCGCCGTCGAGGCGCTGGCCGTGGGGCCGGACGGCCGGATCTACGTCGGCGGCAGCTTCACGAACGCTAGCGGGATCGCGGCGGCGGACTTCATCGCCGTGTGGAATCCGGCGACCGCCGCATGGGCCGCGCTCTCGACGGGCATGAACGCGGTCGTCAGCGCGCTGGCGTTCTCCGGGCCGCTGCTGTACGCGGGCGGCAACTTTACGACGGCCGGCGGCGGCGCGGCGGCGCGCGTCGCGGTGTGGGACGGTTCGGCCTGGGCCGCGCTCGGCACGGGGGCCAACGCGCAGGTGTTCGCGCTGGCCGCCATCCCCGGCGGCGGGGTCTACATCGGCGGCCTCTTTACGAACGGCGGCGGGGTGGCGGCGGCGGATGCAATCGGCGGCTGGGATGGAGCGGCCTGGTTTGCGCTGTCGAGCGGAATGGACGCGCAGGTAAATGCGCTCGCGGTCGGGCCGAACGGCCTGCTCTATGCGGGCGGCGTGTTCACCACGGCTGGCGGCGTGACCGCCGGCGGGGTCGCGGTGTGGAACGGCGTGGGCTGGCAGCAGCTGGGCAGCGGCTTCAGTTCGCCCGGCACGGATACGCCGAACAGCTTCGCCGTGCGGCCGGACGGCTCGCTGCTGATCGCATCGACGGGCGCGGTGGTCGATCCCGGCACCCCGAACGCGGTCTTTGCGTGGAACGGCAGCGCCTACGTGAGCGCGGGCATCCGCATCACGACGCCCGGCGACGAGGGGACGGCGGTGGCGGTCGCGCCCGATGGGACGCTCTACGCCGGGCTGACCGGCACGGTGGTCTCTACTGCGGTGACGCCGATCACGAACGACGGCACGGTCGGCGCGTATCCTGTCATCGTCATCAATGGCCCGACCAGCGGCACGGCGCGCATTGTGGAGCTGACAAACGAGACGACCGGGCAGGCGATCTATTTCAACCTCACGCTGTCAGCCGGGGAGATCGCCACGCTCACCCTCGACCCGACCAACATCACCTTCGTCTCGACCTTCCAGGGCAACATTCTGAACATGATCCTGCCCGGCTCAAACCTGACCAGCTTCGTGATTCAGCCGGGGGTGAACGATATTTCGTTCTTCGCCGCCTCCTCCACGGTCGCCGCGACGATCGGGTGGGAGATCGGCTACACCAGCCTGAACGACGCGTTGTATCAGGCGGTCGCGCCATGACCACCCGCATTGAATGCCGCATCTGCGATCCATTTGGCCAGCTGCTCGCCAGCGTCGCGAACTTCGTCGATAACCCATCGGGCGGCGGCGCGGCGCTGGGCTACTGCTTGAACGTCGGCAACGTGGGCGCGCTCAGACTCACGCTGCCCGCGACGTTTGATGACAGTTTGCTGCTGCTCGACGGGCGGATCGGCGTGTGGCGCTCGATCAACGGGCGCACGCCGACGCTCGACGGGCAGACCGTGTTTTTCATCCGGCAGTGGGAGTACACGGAGGAGACGACCACCGTTACGGCCTACAGCGCGAACCACCTCAAGACGCGGCGCATCATCGATTACTTCGCCGGGTCAGTCTACAGCTCCAAGACCACGCCGACCGCCGCGGGCAACCTCATTAAAGATTTCGTCTCCGAGAATATGCTTGCGGGGATCGTGGGCGCGGATCGACAAGGCGACGAGACGCAAGCCGACATCAGCGCGTACCTGAGCAACCAGGCCAATCTTGGCGACGGGGCGACGCTGGCGATGCAATGCGCGTGGCGCAACTTGGACGACGTGATCCGCGAACTGTCGGACGCCTCAACCTACGCCGGAACGTACATGGCCTGCGACATCGTGAGTCCGACCGAGACGACGCTGGAATTGCGCACCTACGCCACGGTGCGCGGGGTCGACCACACGGCGTCAAGCGGCGATCCCATCATCCTCTCACCCGAAATGGGCAGCCTGGCTAACTGCCGCCTCGTCATCGATCGCTCACAGGAGGTCACGTTCGCCGTCGCGGGCGGAAGCGGCGAGCAGAGCGAGCGGCTGATCCGCACGGCCTTCGATGCGACGCGGATCGCGGAAAGTCCGTTCAACCGCATCGAGGCGTTCGGCGACTACGCCAACGTCTCGGACGGCGCGGCGCTGCAAGACATCGCCGACGCGATGGTGCGCGCGGGCCGGCCGCTGATCGAGTTCACCGCCGATGTGGTGGAGACGGACGGCGCGACGCGGGGCATCCACTACGACCTAGGGGATATGGTTACGGCGTCGTTTCGCGGCGTGCAATATGACTGCCGGCTCGATGTCGTCGAGGTCGCGGCCGGCGGCGGGGGGCAGTTCTCCCGCGCGAAGCTTCGGAGCCTCACATGAGCGAGCGGCTGCTGACCGATCGGGAGCTTCAGGGGCTGCTCAGGCGGCTCACACTCTTAGAGCAGCGCGTAGGGCGCGTCGAGGTGATCGAGCGCGCCGAGTATCTGACCGGCTCGTTCGCCCCGGCGCTGGTCGGCTCAGGCACGGCCGGCACGTTCACCTACGGCTCAGGCAACCTCGTGGAGTGGACGCGCAACGGCAATCGCCTGTTCGTCAACGGGCGCGTCCAGATCACGGCGACGGCCGTCGCGCCAGTCGGCAACCTCTCGATCACCGGATGGCCGTATGCGGGCGTGAGCGACGCGAATATGGCGATTGCGGGCGTGGGGGCGTGCGAGTGGCGCAGTGTCACGTTCGCGGCGAACTATTTGAGCATTTCGATCCAGTGGGCGAACGGCTCGACGGCGGCGACGCTGGTCAAAAGCGGCACGGCCGGCGTGAACGTCGTCGCGCTGACCGGCGCGGAGCTGGGCGGCGGCGT